CCTCCCGCCCCTCTTGGACTCGTTCTGAGGGGGGCGGTTTTCTTTAGTATACTGTTAGTCGAAACCGATATTTGTTCTAGGAGGATGAACCATGAGCATCACACAACGAGGATCTAGTTATGAGGCGGCTGTTAGTCACAAGGGTAGTCGCTATCGAAGGTCATTCAAGGAACGTCTACAGGCGGAGATCTGGGAGGCTCAGGCGAAGGCTGACTTAGTTGCTGGCCGTGTCCCCGAGGTGTCCACGCAGGCATCGAACCGGGGACTTCCTCGCACCCTGGATGACCTCAGTGACTATACGTACAGAACTGTGTGGGCTGGATCGAAGTCTGAGAAGACAGCACTGCTGAACTCTGGTTCTGTAGTGAAGGCCATCGGTCCACGGGTAATGATTGAGGACATCGACAAGGTGTCTATTGATCTGGCGGTGGCTGAGTGGAAGCGTCTCGGTAACTCCAACGGAACGATCAACCGGAAACTCTCGGCACTGTCGAAGATGCTCACGGTTGCTGAGGAGTTGGGTGTCATCGACCGCAAGCCCTCCATCAAGAAGTCCAAGGAGAACCAAGGACGGATCAGGTGGTACACCGACGAGGAGCAGTTGCGGATCATGCGGATGTTCAACCACCTCGGATACCCTGAGTACGGGGAGATTGTCCGGGTGCTTCTGGACACTGGCATGAGGTGCGGGGAACTGTTTGGTCTCGATTGGGAGGACATCCAGGGGAACCTGATCGTTCTCGATGAGACCAAGAACGGCTCCCCGAGATCCATCCCGATGACTGAGGAGGTCTCTCAGATCATCAACTCTCAGGAGTTCGATGGCGGTCCTTTTAGTTGGACGAACTATGACCGGACCCGGCGTCTGTTTGATCGTGTCAGGGACCAACTCGGTTGGTCTGAGGATCAGCAGGCCACACTCCATGCCTGTCGTCACACCTTCATCAGCAACTTAGTTCAGGAGGGTGTCCCGATTGCGATGGTGCAGCGGTTGGCTGGACACAAGACGATCCAGATGACCATGAGGTACACCCACCTTGCCCCGAAAGACCTTGAGTCTGCCATCGAGAAGCTTGAAGGAAGACGGGGAAATGTTGTATACTGAAGTCTACTGAGGTGACCACCTCAGAAATCCACGGATGGATTGAATCTAAAGAAACTTGAACCTGTGGCACGATAGTGTGGCAGGAGGATGCAAGGATGCGTCAAACTGACCTTGAAAAAGAGATGATCTCTCTCGGCAAGGAGAGGTACTGGGCGAAGGTTTCCAGAACCCGCGACACCGAGGTTGAGACCTACTCGCCGGCAGCAAAGAGGTTGTTGGGTGAGTCCATCGAATCTCTGGCAACTGAAATCAAGCGGTGGAAGAAGAATGCAGAGACGGGTCCAGGTCGAAAGCACCGGGCACTTCCGTACTTTGATCTGATCCCAATCAATGTGATGGCGGCGTTGACTGCGAGGACTTGTCTGGATGGCATCAGCCAGCAGCGGACGTTGACCTCGATTGCCATGAAGTTGGGGCAGTACCTTGAGGATGAGCATCGAGCCATCTCGATCAAGGAGCAGGAGCCGAACCTGTACCTCGATCTGTTTGATCGAACCAAAAAGCACACCTCGTATGCCTCGAAGCGTAGGCTCTGGTACAAGACCGCCAAGGCGAATGATCTGTTTCTTCCCAAGTGGGGCGGTAAGGATCGTTGTGCCGTGGGTCTGGTGCTGATCGAGCTGATGCGGACTGCCACTGGTCTCATTGATATTGAGACTGTCACGAACATCTTCAGTCGATCCGTGACTCTCGTCAGGGCAACCCCGTCTCTCATCGAGTGGCTCAAGAATGCTCATGCCTTCCATGAGATCCTGCGGCCCGTGTTCATGCCGATGGTGGTGGACCCGATGCCCTGGAAGAATATGTGGCAGGGTGGCTACCTGTCTGATGAAGTGCGTCGGCGTCCTTTGGTGAAGACCTACGACAAGGGGTATCTGGAGGAACTCGACAACACGGCGATGCCGGAGTTCTACTCGGCCATCAACACGATGCAAGCCACGAAGTTCGAGATCAATGACGATGTTCTCCAGTGCATGATGTACTGCTACGAGAACAACAGTGGGATCGGGGGACTCCCGGCAACAGGTGACAGAGAACGTCCTGAACGTCCGACTGACAAGGACTGGGAGGACGAGGAGATCCAACGGAGGTGGCGGCGAGAAGCGAGGGAGATCCATCACCTGAATGCACAGGACCGGAGCAAGCGTCTGCATCTAACCAAGGTTCTCTACTTGGCTCAGAAGTTCAACGGGCAGACCGTGACATTCCCGGTCCAGTGCGACTTCCGTAGCCGGGTGTACCCCATCCCGATTTATCTCAACTACCAAGGGCCGGACTTCGCCAAGGGTCTCCTCCGGTTCTCCCAAGGTGATCCCATCGAGACCCAGAATGATGCCAACTACCTTGGGGTCCATGCCGCGAACTGCTACGGCCTGGATAAGAAGACCATCGAGGACCGCCTGAACTGGGTCTGGTCCCACGAGGATCTCTTCAAGGCCATCTTCCACGACCCATTGGGGACGACTTCAGAATGGAGCAAGGCTGATGAGCCGTGGCAGTTCCTTGCTGCTGCGATGGATCTTGGAGAGTTCCTTGAGGAAGGCTATGGCCATGTCTCTCGGACGCCTTGTGCTCAGGATGCAAGCAATCAGGGTCATCAGATCTATGCTTTGTTGCTGAGAGATCCGGTGGGAGCCATGCACACCAACGTGCTTCCTTCAGATCTCCCTCACGATCTGTACCAGACGGTTGCCAACATTGTGATCCGAAAGCTGCGGGATTCCGATGATCCCCGTGCGGCTACTTGGCTGAAGTTCGGGATCGACCGGAAGACTGTGAAGCGACAAACGATGACATCCGTGTACGGCTCAACCCAACAGTCGTGCAAGGAATACACGGCTCAGTGGTACTTTGAACTGGTTCAGGATGGACTCAGGCCCAAGGTGTTTGTCGATCACCCGTTCAAGGCGTGCATCTTCCTGAGTACCCTGATCTACGAGGCAATCGGTGAAGCCGTGCAGTCTGCCCAGGCGGGCATGGATTGGCTCCGGGAGGTCGCGGGTCTCTGCATGGAGAACGATGTCATCCCGATGTGGTCAACACCGACCGGGTACATCGTTAAGCAACTCTACGAAAAGCAAGCATCTATGGAAGTGAAGACCACCATCGGCCAAAAGATCCGGCGGCATCGGTTACAATATGGCAAGGGCGAGTTGTCTCCCATGAGGCACAAGAATGGAATCTGCCCCAACCTCGTTCACTCATACGATGCTGCTCTGATGATGAAGACCGTGAACCTTGCCAGACTGAATGATGTTTCTCAGTTCTGCATGGTGCATGATTCATACGCAACCACCGCCGCGAAGTCGGGGATGCTTTCTTCATGCTTACGTCAGGCCACTGTCGATATGTTTAAAGAGGATCTGATGGCTGACTTCGCAAGACAAATCACACACTTGTTACCTGCTGGCGTGGAGTTACCGGATATTCCCTACGTCGGCGGGTTGGATATCGAAGCTGTATTTGACTCACAGTATTACTTTGCTTGAAACAATCCACTGGAGGATCGTATGCGTAAAAAGCAACAAATCAAGATGACAACTCCGAAGGGTACGGCAATCTGGCCGTGGCTGAACGAGCCGAACAGGAAGTTCGAACCTGCTGGGGTGTACGCGGTGAACCTGCGGATGATGATGGCGGACGCCCAGGACTTCATCGACAACATCACGAAGGTCCGCGATGAGCATCACAACGAGCAGACCAAGGAACTCAAGAAGAAGATCAAGAAGGCAGACCTGCCAATCATCGAGGTCGTGGATGACCAAGGTGATGAGACGGGTGAGGTTGAACTCAAGCTGAAACTGAAGGCGAGTTATGAGTACGACGGCAAGACCATCACCCAACGTCCGTTGGTCATGGACTCCAAGCAGAAGCCAATCGGTGATGAAGTCCGCATCGGAAGCGGAACCACCATGCGGTGCGGTGTCGAGGTTCGTCCTTGGTACGTCGCCTCTCAGGGTGTCGGTGTTTCTCTACGACTCCGTGTCGTGCAGGTCATCGACCTTGTTGAGTTCGGTGGCGGAGGTGCTTCCGGGTTCGACTTCGAGGACGAAGAAGGATTCGAGTCTGTCGCGGCTGCGATGGATGAACACGAAGGTGATGACTTGGAAGGTATGATGTGAGTTTCGATACAATCGCTCTCCATCTTCCCATCGCTCCGGTTCCTGCCTCACGACCTCGGGTCTCTAAGTGGGGCACGTATTATGGGAAGACCTACAGTTCGTGGAGAAAAGAGGCTGCAAAGGTCATCGACGGACTGTTGGAGAACGATCCTCTTGAGGGTGGTCTTGAGGTTTCACTGTGGTTCTTCTGCAAGAAGCCCAAGACCACCCGACGGGAGGAGCCCCGAGGGGATGTCGATAACTACATCAAGGCCATCCTGGACTCTTGCAACGGCAAGGTCTGGGTGGATGACGATCAGATATTAAGACTGAACGCACAGAAGCGTTGGGCGGATGAACGTGGACCGAGAATCGAACTCGTCATTTCTCCAGCATGAGTCATGTCCGAGCTGCGGGTCGAAAGACAACCTCGCACGCTACACGGATGGACATGCGTACTGCTTTGGATGTGGCCGGTACGAGCCGGGAGACGGTTCGGAAGCCAAGGAGGATGTCAGGTTGAACAGTGAGTTCATCCAATCGGAACCTCGCTACATCAAGAGCAGAGGTCTGTCAGAAGAAACCTGTAAGAAGTTCGGGTACGGCGTCGGGGAGTACCACGGCACACTGTGTCATGTTGCAAACTTCCGCGATGCTGATGGGAAAGTGAATGCCCAGAAAGTCCGTCTTCCCAACAAAGATTTCAGGATGCTCGGCAAGGCGACCGGGCTGTACGGTGAACACTTGTGGCGAGATGGAGGGAAGTTCATCACAGTCACCGAGGGAGAGATCGATGCCCTCAGTGTTTCACAAGCCTTCGGCAACAAGTGGCCAGTGGTCTCCATTCCTAATGGAGCCAAGGGTGCTGCCAAGGCAATCGGGAAGTCCATCGAGTTCCTGGAGAAGTTCGATCACGTTCACTTCTGTTTCGATCAAGACGAGCCGGGAAGGGCTGCGGCTACAGAGTGTTCACTACTCCTCTCGCCGGGGAAGGCGAAGATTGTCACCCTGCCATGCAAGGATGCCAACGATTGTCTCGTTGAAGGCAAGGTCAAAGAACTGGTCAACGCCATCTACGGGGCGAAGACCTACCGACCTGATGGTGTGATCCTCGGGGAAGATCTTTGGGAACGTGTGATCAATGACCGACTGGTTGAGTCCACCCCATACCCTTGGGACGGGATGAACGAGTTGGCACACGGCGTTCGCCAAGGGGAGTTAGTGACGCTCTGCTCTGGAACTGGGGTGGGCAAGAGTTCGGTGTGCCGGGAACTGGCCTACTGGTTGATGGGGTCTGGCAAGAAGGTTGGGTACATCGCCCTTGAGGAGTCTGTCGAGAAGACGGCTCGGGCCATGATGGGGATCTACCTCAACTGCCCACCACACTACTGGGACTTCGATCAGGACACACTGAAGGATGCTTTCGATAACGCCATCGGTCAGGGCCGCATGGTTCTCTATGACCACTTCGGTTCGATGGAGTGGCAGCACCTTGTGGCCAAGATTCGATACATGGTTCTCCACTTGGGAGCCACGCACATCTTCCTCGATCACTTGAGCATCGTTGTCTCAGGTCTTGGTGATGGAGATGAGCGGAGGATGATTGACCAGGCCATGACGAAACTGCGGTCGATCACCGAAGAGTTGGGGATCGCCTTGATCCTTGTTTCACACCTACGACGACCGGAGGGACGAGGCCATGAAGAAGGCGGTCAAACATCGCTGGCTCAGTTGCGGGGTTCTCACGCTATTGGTCAGCTCAGTGACATTGTTATTGGGCTTGAGAGGAACCAGCAGGATGAAGACGAGCCAAACGTCACAACACTCAGAGTCCTTAAGAATAGATTTTCAGGAGAAACAGGAATTGCAACCCGTGTCCACTACACCAAACAAACAGGACGCCTTTCAGAATGGAGTGGCTCCTCAGTCAATCAGGATGATCATGGAACTATGGCCGAGATCCCTTTTTAATGCGATCCGGCAAGTGGAGACTGGTGGTCATCCAGATCCCGAGAATGCCGAGGGTGACGGGGGAGCATCCCTGGGTCCGTACCAGATCTCTCATGCCTATTGGTATGACGCTACCCAGAAGCACCCAGAAATTGGCGGAACCTACGAGGACGTTCGCAACCCAATGTATGCGGAGTGGGTGATGCTGGCCTACTGGGATCGGTACGCACCCGACGACACATACGAAACACTGTCTCGAATCCACAACGGGGGACCGCACGGGTATCTGCACGCGGCCACGCGGGGATACTGGAAGAAGGTGCAGGAATGGCTCCCGTAGAGAAACCTCACCAAGACTGCCCTGTGTGCCATGAGAAGGAGTTGAAGAAACTCCGAGAGGATCTCACGGACTGTCGGAAGAAGAACCAATCCAATGTCCGGAAGATCCGGGTGATGGAGAAGAGGGTCTTCATCCTGACGATTACCACCGTGGCCATTGGTGCAATCTTCGGCAAAGAAGCTGTCGAGTCTGTCGTTTCTTGGATTCAAGACTATGACCAAGTGAGAACTGCGATTGATGGTGTCGGGTTGAGACATCCGGCTCCGGGGGCTCTGCCACTACTGGCAGGTGCGTTCTTGTTTGGTGGTTCAAGGAGAAGGAAACACTGATGAAGATAAGACCCCCACTAAGTTGGAATCAGATCGCCGCTCACATGAGCATGGTTGAAGGGCGTGAGATCTCCAGGCAGCGATGCCAAGCCATTGCCACGAGGGCGATGCAGAAACTGGCAGTTGAGTTGGAGGATGATCCGTTGGTTCGAGACTACTTGGAGGAGACCAAGGTTGTTAAGAGTCCTTGATCTGTTTGCAGGTATCGGCGGCTTCAGTCTCGGTCTTGAGAGGACTGGTGGATTCGAGACTGTTGCATTCTGTGAAATTGATAAGAAGGCCCAGTTGGTTCTCAAGAAGCATTGGCCCAATGTCCCTGTCTATGAAGACATAAAGGAGTTGAGTGGTGAACAACTACGAACAGATGGAATTGTTCCAAATGTCATCACCGGCGGATTCCCATGCCAGGACATTAGCGGGGCGGGCAAAGGAAAAGGGATTATTGGAGAGCGATCTGGACTCTGGTCGGAGATGTTTCGACTCATCCGAGATGTACGGCCAGCGTGGGCAATTATTGAAAATGTATCAGCCCTTCGATCTAAAGGGCTTACCTTGGTTCTTCAAGATCTCTGCTCGCTCGGGTATTGCGGTGAATGGCATTGCATACCCGCTAGTGCCGTTGGCGCGTGTCACCAAAGGGACCGCATCTGGATCGTGGCCTACCCCATGTGCGAGGGATCACAAGGACTGCGGCCCGAATGTGAATTGGGAGAAGGTGGCATCGAAGGGCAAGCTGGCGGGGGCAGTCATGATGAAGATGTGGCCGACGCCGCAGGCCAGCGACGTGAGGGACCGAGGCCATTTGGGGATGCCTGCTATTCAACGCCGCCTATCCAAAGGGAAGCAGCTCAACTTATCCATGGTGGTATCCCAAACGAGTGGGGCTCTGAACCCGACGTGGGTCGAGTGGCTCATGGGGTTCC